GTTTCCCAGTCACGATCAAGATCCGAACTCGGCTACTGTAAGGTCATGAAAGAACTGTTCTATTTCTGGTCGCACCTGAATTTCAAGGTGCAGCTCTAATCCTATTTTGATTAGCTTAAGCTTTATTATCTCTTCCATTGATTTTGATGTTAGGGTTTAGAATATATAGGTAAGCTTCATTACCTTCTTCTGTGGTGATTGCATCACGCACATAGGCATCACCTTCGTATTCATCCATCGCCATTAGTTCTTTAAAGCTGATTTCATAGGTCTGACCAATATAACGGCGGTCTCCTTTGATTAGAGCAGGGTAATTACCCCCGTCATATTCTAGATGTACTCTTTGGTAGCCATTAACGGCGTCTGGTTTACCCTGTAAAGTCTTCCCGAACAAAGTTCTTTGTACTTTAGGGTCTTGTAATGTTCCGTAGCTAAATACTTTTGGCATGTTAAAATAATGTTCCTGGAGTTTGTGGGTAGTAATAGAAGTTCTTTTTATGACTTCCTTCGCCAAACTTGCGTTTATTGAAGTTCCACCCTTCCTTAGTTAATTCATGAATGATAGCACCTAATCGGAGGATATAGTTATTGATAGCCCAAAAGTTATCTACATAACCAACCTCATTGATGCGGTTAATCACTCTTTGTTTCTGGGATAGTTTCATGTTGAATATCAATTAGATTTAAGATTTCTTGCTTCATATCTTCCCGACCTTGAAGATAGATTGGATTGTCAGCACAGTATTCGCAGTTAGGATGAAAAGTATCCTGGTGCTTCAACTCGTGCTCGGTATATTCTGGGTTAGGTACACTCATATATTTTGGTAGTGGAACCTGGCAATAGCTTCTACAGCCATCTTATCCAGTTTCTTAATCATCTTAAAGTTATATATATTCGGCTTGATAATTTGTTGTGCTCTATAGTGAACCATATCTTTATCAAGTACATCTAAATAAATATCTAAATCCTGTTTCGTCATCTTGGGAAGTTCATCCCACTCTTTTTCTTGTTTGGTCTTTTCCATATATTTACCAATCTTGCCAAGGTGCTAGCCTATCTAACACCAGCATTTTATTTTTATCAGTATAAGCATAGAAGAACTGTTTGATTTTACCTTTCATCATGGTCTTTAAACCTCTTGGTCTAGGGAACTGTTCCATAACAGTTTTGTCTTCATTATAAATTAGTACATCATCATCTCCCATTATGGCTAGTTGTACTTTAACTATAAATTTTTTCTTTCTCATTTGAGCATATTAATTAATTCTGTTATTTGTGCAATCCTTATTTCGGCTGCACCATCATCAATCTCTTCTGGCATAAGTTTAGCTTCGTATACTTCTTTAAGTGTTGTCAGGTGCGCGATGATTTGTTTTAGATGATTCATGGGGTGTGTTTAATTAATTATCCTTGGTCTCCCCAGTCAAACACGAGGACTAGTCGCTGACCTTGGAGATTGGTTTTAAATTCCATTCTTAGATGTTTCCCGTCTTTGAGAAAGTTCTCTAAAAATTTGTTATATTGTTCTCTTACTTCCTGCATCGTTGCAGGTGCTGTTTTAATTTCTAATGCCATTTATGTAAAATTAATAATTAGTACAATAATGAGGGTAATTATATATCCATAAATTAAGCATGAGGTGAGAAATCTATCTAACTCTGGGGTCATAAATGTTCCTTATTTGAGTACGACTTGGGATTTTCACAATGTAGCGTATAATGTATATAGAGATGTGCACAAGCTATTAGTGCACTTTTTGTTCTCTTAGAAACCTACTTGTTTAAGTGCCGTTGTCGTTTAGTAATTTCAGTATAAGAAATTGTGGTAGTTTCCGCAAGGAATATTATCCCGCTTAAATAAGGCTCTTTTAGACATACTTTTTAGAGTTGTCCACACAAATGGACGCTTTTGAAACAAAAAATAAAAAACGCTATGAAAAAATACGATACCCCACCTCCTAGTGAGACTGACGTTGTTTTGGTCTTGAAGAATGATGAGGGCGTAAAATACACGCTTGTCATTCCAGAGGAGATGCTTCCACAAACTGATGTGGATTTCCATGATAACCACTTACATGTTCTCATGGACTTTAGAATTTAATTAACCTACCAAATTTGGCATATGCTTACACAAGAAAACTCCAACGCTGAAATCAATCAAGAAGAAGACTTCCTCGTTGGAGCTACTTGTAACCCTAATAACCCCGAGGATTGTGAGGCTTGCCAATAATTAAATTTATGGATTCTAAGACACACAAACGGGTCAAAAATAAAATGACCAAGAACATGGGCGTAAAGAAAGACTTTAAGCCTGGTTCATTACTAACTAATAAAAAGCGTCCTACCAAGAAATTAGTAGCGACTCTCGGATTAATATAATGGCTGGACAACACCGCATTGTTTTAGCTTCTGCTACTCGTAGTGGGGCTAGACCAAAGTCAGCTCTTTCCAATTCTAAGATTGGTAAAGTAACTGGCTCAGAGAAACAACCTATTAAAGGAAAAAAGAAATAATGGGACTATTTGATTCAATTAAGAAAAGGGCTACTTACGAATTCAATAACCCGAATAGTCACTTGAACCGCTTCGTTCGTAAAACCTTTGGCTCTAATACTACTACTTATAGTAGACCAGTGACAAAACCTGGTACTCCAATTTCCAAACCTAAAACCTCTCCTAAACTCCCTTATTCTCCTGGTGGAGACTTTACTGGTGCTGGGATTGTTACTAAAAAGAAATAATTAAACAAAAACGCTTATGATATTTAGAATCGCTGCTGGTATATTCCTAATCTTAACTGGTGCTTCCACTTTAGGTATTTTTGCAGCTCCCGCTATGTTACTTGGCTTATCCGCTCTTGTAGCTGGTGTAGCTTTGATTGCTGGAGTTTAATACAAACGGCTCATAAATAAGACCCTGGACTGTCAGCTAGGAAAAGGGAAATTGATTCTATGGGCGTGGATATATTTACGCTAACTTCCACATCCGACTTGGCGTTGAAATCCCAAGAGGCTGTCCCTACCTGGTTATATGGTGCGTAACCTTGGCTAGGTAGGGGATGATAACTTAATTTAAAAACGCTGATGGACACTAATCAATTAGTTACTGAACGTGGCTCTGATTATGGGCATCCTAGGGATGATTTCGGTAGAACAGCTCAATTATGGACTGCTTACCTTAAATACCCAATTATGCCTGAAGATGTCCCCATGATGATGATTTTACTTAAAGTCTCTCGGGAACGTCACAAACATAAAGACGATAACTTAGCTGATATTAAAGGCTATGCTCGTACTTGTGAGATGCTCTATGAGGACTAAGAAGAATAGAAAAGCACTTCGCATTAAACGCAGAAATAAAAATCGCTTACTTAAGCGGGAATCAGAAAATAAAACAAATGGCTTGGACTCCTTACAAACCAGTGAGAATAACACTAGAAATGGAAGAAAAAGCTAATGAGATAAAGAAGATTCCTTTGAATAGCTTAGAGAACTTGAAACTAAAACAAAAACTATTAGCTGAGTACCAATTACTCGCTAAGAAAGCCAATGGCTAGAGAAACAAACGAAATTAGACATAAGACTCGCAGACTTAAAGACTTAGCAATTACTAAGGCTATTGAGATTCTAGAGAACCCAGGTGACTACAGTAAAGAACTTTATGAGTCTACCTTTTTAAGCATTATTAAAAACGCCGTGCCTCGTACTCAAGAAGTCACTGGTGAAGATGGTGCTCCGTTAATGATTGAGATTAGTGAAGCTATTGCTCGTAAGAATAATATCGTAATAAACGCCCCAAATGATTCTAACACCCTCCCAGACGATAATAGCTCAGGACACCCATCGGTTTAGGGTTGTTGATTGTGGTAGACGTTTTGGCAAAACTACATTAGCTGTTGAAGAGATTAAAGGTAAAGCATTAGCTAAACCCTCTCGTATCGCTTACATCGCTCCAACCTATCAACAGGCTCGTGATATTGCCTGGGAAACTCTGAAAGGTGAACTTAGAGCTATTACTACTACTGTTAATGAATCTCGCCTAGAACTGAAGGTTAAAACTCTAGATGGCGGCGAATCTCTTATTATCCTTCGTGGTTGGGAAGCTATTGAAACCCTACGTGGACAGAAGTTTGACTTTATTGTTGTAGATGAAATCGCTTCAATGCGTAATTTCTGGTCTATGTGGCAAGAGGTTGTCCGACCCACCCTTACGGACAACAAAGGTGAAGGCTTATTTATCTCCACTCCTAAAGGTTTTAACCATTTTTACGAACTTTTTAATAAAGAGAACGAAGATACTGATTTTAAATCGTTCCATTTTACTACTTATGATAATCCACACATCCCTCCAGAAGAAATTGAGAAAGCTAAGGAAGAACTTACTGAAGATAGGTTTGCTCAAGAATATTTGGCAGACTTTAGAAAGACTGAAGGGCTGGTATATAAGGAATTCTCTAGAGATAAGCACTTATTTAATCCTGATGAGTTAGATGATATTCCGTTTAAAGACTATATTGCTGGAGTGGACTTTGGATTTACTAACCCGACTGCTGTTATACACATTAAGAAGGATGGCGATGGTAGATACTGGATTACCGATGAGTGGTATAAAACAGGGCAAACAGATGCCCAGGTTGCAGAGTATGTGGCTGGAAATCAATTCAACCGAGTATATCCTGACCCCGAATCACCTTCAGCTATCAAAGAACTTAGACTCGCCAAGGTAAATGTTCGTGAGGTAATCAAAAACAAGGACTCTATCAAGCTAGGCATTAATAAGATTCGTGAACTGTTTAAGGCTAATCGTTTATTTATTAATCGCAACTGTGAGAACTTAATCTGGGAACTAGAAACTTACTCTTATCCTGAAAAGAAAGACCTGAAGAACGAAGAAGAGAACCCAATCAAAGAGAATGACCACGCCATGGATGCTCTCAGATATGCAATCTTCATGGATTCTAGTACTGGCGGCAAGGCTCATCAGTTTATTCCAACCGACATGAATAGAGATGCTGTTTATCAACCAAAGCGTACTGCTCATCAATTCATCCCTAAATTCTAATGTGTCCATTCTGTTCTGATGCAACTGTCTGTAGGCTCTGTAGGCAGAAGACTATTGAGACCTTAAGACGCATTACCAAACAATTTCAAAAATTCTTAAAACAAAACGCTAATGATTAAAGTAAATATCAAAGAAGAAGTAGCCGAACTAGAGGCTGCTGATAAGGCTAAGTTTGATGCTCTCACTACTGATGCAGAGCGTGAAGCCTTTAAACCTTATGAAACTAAAGTCACCCCTTACTTCAAAGAAAGAGATGGCTTACAGATTCCCACTCATAAACATATTGAGATTCCTGCATTAGGTAAAACTTATGTTCGTGACCTCAACCATGACTGGTACTTACTAGAGAATCATTGTGAATACTGCAATGACGAACCCCCACAAAAAACTGCTGATAAATAGCATACCAACGCTAGTAGCCCTAGCAATAGCCATCATTTGGCTTGGTTGCTTAATACTTTAAACACACCCCCTGATCGTGACTGGGAAAC